TTTGTAGGTTGATAGTATATACACATACTAGGTGTACGTTCCTTAGAATTAAAAAGACTTTTGATCTTTACATCATGCCCGGCAAGCTTTTCTCTGAGCTTACAAAAGTGTTCAAATATCCATGATACAGGGACATCCTTGATGTCATGTACCATATTTTTTATCTTAAACATGGGCTTGTGATTAAACGAAAAAAGGGGGAGTGTTATTACTCCCCCAGATTTCTAGCAGGAAATTACATATCAAAATCACTATTAGCTGGCTCAAAGCTAGCTACAGGCTTATTTTGTAAAGCCTTATAGTGATATTGGTTGTTCTTATCAAACTTATCAAGCTTAGCTTCATCTGCTGAAACAAACTTATACTTAGAAGAGATAACTTAATGATAGTTTTACCATTATATTCTTCTTCTGTACCTTTCAAGAACCAATATAAATTGTTTCCTTTAAGCATAGTCATTGCTTTTTCAACCCAATCTTCTAAATTAGAAGCAGAAATATCATCAATCTGATTTCTAAGACCAAGTTCAGATGCAATAACTGCAATCTTAAACATAATCTCATTTTTGGTTACGTTGGTTTCATTGAACTGATCTGTCCATATGGTTGCAGATACACGACTTGATTGCCCTGTAAACTTTGGACCTTCTAGATCATTTTTATCAATTGCCCAACCTTCAAAACCTTCAGATGCTGGTCCTTCTAGGATCAACTCTAAAGTTTTCTTATCACCTTTGTTGGATGTTCTGATCTGCCCACTATAAATGTGTGCATAAACTACTCCTGTTTGTAGAGACTTAGCAGTCCCTCCTGTTGTTTTGACTTCTTGTCCTTTTGTACTAAACATGTTCTGTTGATTTAAACTTATTGTGAATTAAAAATGAATACTAGTTCTCGTAATCTATGATAGCTTTTCTGACTAAACTCATATCGTTCTCTATCTCAAAGTCAGTAAACATACCTCTTGGAGACTTACATGTGTTTTCACCATTGTTAGATGTCTCAAATACGTATCTGATGTTACCGTCCTTGTCTTTTTTAACTTTGCCGAACAAAACTATGGAAAATAATCCTTCTAAAGTAAGTTTTTCATCAACCATTTTACCAATAGTTTTAGCTTTAAACTTCTTTTTGCCTTCCATATCTGTAGATTCTTCAGCATGAGTTAGAATAAAAATTAATAGATCCTCTCTTAAATCTTTTGGCATACGTGCAACACGGGCAAGTTTGGCACCAATTTGGGTAAACTTTTCGTAACCTTTCTCGTCACATCTGTCAAAGAACTCAAATGAGCTCATATACTGAAAGTCATCAACAACTAAGTTCTTGATTTCCTTACGTTTTTCTGAAACATACTTCATGCATGCTTCTATTTGTTCTGATGAACTAGCAGAATAAAGATTACCCGATGGGTTCTCTTTGCTCCATGGTACATACTTCTTTCTCCATCCTTTAAAAGGTAGAGCTTTGTTAGCTACGTTAATAATAAACGTCTCTGCTGGATCTAGGTTTTCAATAGCTGTTGATTTACCTGACCCAGACTCTGCAATGATTAAGATTCCTTGTGCCATATGTTATTTTGTAGTTTTAATTAATTCATTCAACCATATTTTAGAACTTACTGGTTTACCTGTTTGGATAGCATAGTAGTCTCTAATAGTCATGTCACTGTAAGGTGCATCTTCCATTGTAGCAGGAGCTTTGTAAGCTTGCATAGGTGTCTTAGGTAAAGAAGAAGGTAATGCTTCAGTATCAATACCAAACATTCCTGTCTTTTTAATAGCCACTGAGCTAGGATTTACTACTCTTAATTCTTCAAGAGGAACAAGATAAGAACCTTTTTCGTTAAGTTCATATTCTTCTTCATAAGATCCGCTTACAGGAACTCTGTAAACTTTACGATCTGCATCTGCAGGGCTTAAGTCTCTTGTTATTAGTTCAAAGAAAAAACCTTTGTCTTTTCTAAACTCTGAAGAGAAAATGCCTACTACCATTCTACCATGTTTGTCATAGAATGGCATTTTCATGTTAAAGTCAACTCTTGAAATCTGTAGATCATCAATTAGTTCTTGATGGTAGTCTCTAATAGACTCAAGCTTTAGTCTTTTTAATTCTTTAGCGTCCGTTGTTTGTGGGGTGTTGATACTTGTCATACTGTGTATTTTTGTTTATAATTCCTGGCCAACATCAGCCGAAGGGGTTTGTCTGTTTGTTCTTGGTCCTCTAGGAGCCCATGTTTGCTGCTGTTGCTGAACCATAGGTGGAGGACTGGACTCAATCATCCTTTGTCTTTTGAAATCTGTCTGTAAGAAAATAATATTTTCATCTGTAGCACCGTTACGTAGCTTTAGTAGATGTAGAAATACGTTTTCTTTACTAGCTTGATAATGTTCTGGCCCATAGTCTTCTATGTTTAGTGTAAACGGCCTACTTATTGCAAAGACCAAGTCTGACCCCTGCATAAGAGCATCACCACCAAATATATCTGATGAGCTAGGATAGTTAGCAATTGTACCTGGAGTTCTGCGTGATACATCTTCCATGGTACGATTAAGTTGTGTAAGGATAATTACAATTACAGGTAGGTCTCTTTTTACATCAATAAGCATATCTGCTATGTTGTATAGAGTCTGTAACTTTTCTCTCTCATCTGGAGCTTTCTTTACTAACCAGCTGTGGTCAATAGTGACAATCATTGGTTTACCGCCCAGTTCATTAAAATAATGATGGATAGCTTTTTTTATATCAGGAGCAGTGAGAGGTTTCTTTATACGTATTCTATGTATACCTTGCTTCTCTAGTTCTTCTGATTCTTTAAGATAGATTTCCATCTGCCCGTAAGCAAAGTCATCAAGTTCTTTTTTAGATGAGAGCACTACGTTATAATCCATAGCAACCTGTGCCGCAAATTCTCTTGCAGCATAGGATTCATCACCCATCTCAAACTGAAACTCTAATATGGAAAAATCTTGGTCAGGATTAAGTCTTTTAGACTCTCTAAGAATGTGACTAATGAACATAGTCTTACCTGCAGCAGGACGAGCACCAATTGTAACTAGGCTCCCCCATTCTATACCACCAATAGTAGCACTGTTAATGGCATCCCACGGTGTTCTTAAGGACTTAATGCGTCCTTTACGTCTATCATTAATATACTTTAGACCTATTCGTAAACCTTCAGCATGCGTAATAGCACCATAAGGTCTGTCTATTTTTTGATCCATAAAAGGTTTGTATTATAAACTAGGAAATGATTTACTAAATACTTCTTTAATAATGTCATTAGCCTTAGTAAAAGACTCAATGCCTGCTGTTAAAGAAGCTGTTTTTGTAGCATTATCTACAATGCCTTTTAGTACTTCAAAGTTTATAATACGTAGATTGGATCTTGAATCATCTACGATAGGAAGAGACTCAAATGTCTTTCTAAGCTCTTCATAATTGTTGGGTGTGTTAACCATGTTGGATTGTTTTATTGTAATTCAAATTTAAGATAATTCTAGTAATTGACAAAATATTTTTACTGTTCTTTTTGAAACCATACACTTTTTTGTTCTTTGTAAGTAGCTAAAGCAGGTTTTAATATATCTGGATTATCTAGTAGAAATTCACAATGATCAGCTAGCTCAGACTTAGTTGTTTTACTTATATTATCTGTCTTTTGTATAAAATAGCTGCTGTTCATCATGTACATATATCCCTTTTTCTCTTTCTCAAAGACATAGTAGTCAGTGGCTAAATGAACCAATGGCCAGTTAAACTGTGGATAAGTCTTAAAGAATACAATAAACTTCTTCTTAAGCTCTTCTACAGATTGTCTACCCATGGCTCCGGACGGTAAAGCTTGAGCCGGGAATAACTCCCTATAATATGCAATCTTTTCTAAAAACTTGTCACCTAGCACTTCTGTAGCTATCTTTTTCTTTGTTTTGACAAGAAAAGTCTCAAACTCGTCTAGAATTACTAATGCTTTTTGTGTAAGCTCCCCTTGCTCGTTAATATATCCCTTAGCTCTACAGATATTAGCCTCAGCATCTGGATTAATGATGTTAGTGGACTTAATTCTACTTCTACAGCAGTCTAGGAAATAAATCTGATTAGGGCTAACACTATACTTAATAAGTGTGGTCCATAGTTGGTGGCTCATGATGATGGTTTATATGTTAAGGATGTAAATTATGTTATATATGATGGTTTTTTAAAAGATATTTTGTATATTATAATGTAGGGTTTATAGAAATCTTACACTTCCCACGTTTATAAATAAATTATATATACCATGGCTAAAAAGTTTTATGCCCAGAAAGATGCTTTAGGCTTCCCAATTCCTGGCACAATGATGTCTGTTACCACTCCACGTAGTATTCCTACAGATTCTATTCTTATTCCTGCAGAAAATGTTACAGCAGGTGGAGGAAAGTCAGTTGTTAATCAACCTTCAGGACTACGCTACTTTGTACGTAGAGACGATAAAGGTGGAATTGTAGCTAACACGTTGACTATCAGTCTAAAAAAACCATTTGGTTCTGTTTATGAGTTTAAACTTTTAAAATAGCAGCCAAAATGTTGAAAGATAACCCTTCCATGACAGCAGTAAAAGTATGGATTTTTCCTACACTTGTATCTCTTGTTAGCCTACTTATTTGGAATGATGTGAACGAGATAAAATCTGATGTTAAAGCTCTTATGGCTCAATCTAACATAGATAAAACTAGGATAGATAACTTAGAACGTCAACTATTCAAATCAGCTAGTCTTCCTACTACTCCTATAAAGCATTCTGCTGATTATCAAGAACTTGTAGCTATTCTTCCTAAGAATAAACTTAATACATTAATTTATGACAATTAAAGAATGGGTTTTAGATCTTTTTAA